ACAAGTAAGGGGAATACATGTTAGCAGAGCTTGCCGCAGCCAATGCGGCTTTCGGAGTCATAAAAAGTTTCGTCTCCAACGGAAAGGAACTTGCCAGTTGTGGTAAACAAATTTCCGATTTTGTTTTTGCTAAAGAAAAAATAGAAAAGGAAGTAAACAAACAAAAAGCAAAAGGCATTGCAGGTGGTGATTTAGAAGAGTTCATGGCTCTAGAAGAGCTAAGACAAAAGGAAGAAGAACTCAAACAGATAATGATTTATGTAGGTAGACCCGGATTATGGGCAGATTGGCAGAAGTTTCAAGCACAAGCAAGAAAAGCTAGAAGAGAGCAAGAAAGATTAGCTCAAAAAAGAAGAGAAGAAATAATGACAGTAGTGCAGTGGGTCGTAGGAGTATCATTAGCATTTGCAGGATTTGTAGCTGTAGTATACCTTGCAGCTAAATGGGCAGGTAAGATTTAACTTGCAATTATCGTAGTTTATCTGTATAATTGGACAAAGGAGCATCTTAATGAAAACATTAGCAGCACAAGCATTAGCTTACCAATATAAACTACAAATAGAGACTGCACAAGCAGTTATCAATAATAATAACGCAGGGTTAGATTTTATTGACAAGGCATTAGATGAAGTTATCAAAACTACAGAGAAACTAAAACTTCTTAATACTATGGTAAAAGAAAACACCAAAGAGGTAACAGAAGAAATAGCATCTTTGGAAGAAAAACCTGAAAAGAAAAAAGCTAGTTGATGTATAAGATTATAAAGTTAAAAAAAAAATTTAAGACTATTATTACGTACTGATACCAAACCCTACAAACTACTTACTTTACAACAAGTAGAAAACATAAACAAATTTCTGAATAGTCCTTTCCGTATTCAACAAAAAAGAAGGGACTACTTAGAAAAAAGAAGTCTCCATGAGAAACTAGAAAATGGCAAGCAGTTACCTAACATTAATAAACAACGTATTGAGAGATCTAAACGAAGTAGAACTAACAAGTAGCACTTTCAGTTCATCAAGAGGAATACAAACTGCAGTAAAAGATTATATTAATCGTGCAATAGACGACATAATTAACGCAGATACTGAGTGGCCCTTTACAACCACGGCAAAAAGTTTTACCACAACTGCAGGCAAAAGATTATATTCTAGATCGGATTTAAGCACAACAGATACTAAAACTATTGATTACGATAGTTTTACATTTCTCGAAGCAGCAGATAAAAAAGAAACTACACTTGATTATATAAGTTACAGTGAATATCTTGATAACTATCACGAAAGGGATACAGACCCTACAGGAAACTCTAGAGCCATACCTGAATTTGTGTATGAAAATCCAGATCAGAGTATAGGTTTATCGCCTGTACCAGATAAAGCAACATATACCGTAAAATATTTTTATTATGCAACTCACACTCCGTTAAGTGCATCAACAGATACGTCTCTAATACCAACAAGATTTGAAACAGTTATAGCAGAGAGAGCAAAGTATTACGCATTTACTTTACGTGGTGAGGTACAAAATGCACAATTATCACAAGCACAATTTGATAAATCAATTAAACGTATGCGTGTTGAATTAATTAACAAGCAAATTTACATGAGAGCCGTATGATTTTTAAGGCTATAGAGTATGCACTTGGTTCTAAGCCTGCAGGAGAGGGGTCAGAACTTACACAATTAGATAAAGCTAGATTACGAGCAGATAGTTTTAAACCTTTTAAAAAAAGTAAAAAACAATATAACAAGAATTCTAAAACTCGTAAAGTGATGGGAGATATTACTTAATGCCAGAGTTAAGTCAAACAGGTGCTTTTCCTTTTATATGTGAAGGTGGGTTAGTTAAAAACAAATCTACTTTTATAATGAAACCGGGGGAAGCCATCGAGTTACTTAACTTTGAACCTGATATAGAGGGTGGCTACAGAAGAATAAACGGTTTCAATAAATATGTAAGTGCTGTTGTGCCACAAACAAGTTCTGCTAGTGAAGAGGTTTTGATGGTTACAACTTTTGCTTCAAAGGTTGTTGCGGCACGAGGAGAAAAAATATTTATTGCAGATGCAGGTGGATCAAGTTGGACAGAAAAAGACACTGGTAGAACAAGTGCAGGAACATATACATTTGAAAGATTTAATTTTGATGGTAGTGACAAATTAATTGTTGCAGATGGTAATAACGACCCAACAGTATTTGATACATCATTCAACGCAACAGATGTGACTCAAAGCACTGTTGAAGGTGCTAAATTTGTAGCTGTATTTAAAGATCACATGTTTTACGCAGGTATGTCTAGCACACCACAAGAAGTAGTTTTTAGTGTGGGTTTTGATGAAGATAATTTTAGCACTGGTGGAAGCTTACCTGCAGGCAGTGTAAAAGTAGATGACACAATAACAGGACTTAAAGTATTCCGTGATAATTTATTTATATTTTGTGAAAACAGAATATTTCAAATGACAGGATCAAGTTCTAGTGACTTTGCAGTAAAACCTGTGACAAGAAGTATAGGATGTGTGAACGGACAAACAATACAGGAATTTGCAGGTGATCTTATATTTTTAGGTCCTGATGGGTTACGTACCGTTGCAGGTACTGCAAGAATTGGTGACGTTGAATTGGGTACTATAAGTTCTAATGTACAGTCTTTGTTTGATTTAAATTTAGCTAATTCAGGAAAATTTACATCTATTGTTATACCAGATAAAACACAATACAGAATATTTTTTACAAAAGCAAGTGTAGGTGAAAATTTAACAGAGGGTGTTATATGTGTTTTAAAAGGACAACAATTTGAATTTTCAGAAATTAGAGGTGTAAGACCGACAGCAACTGATACGTTTGTAGATCAAGGAAATGTAATTGCTATACACGGATCAGGTGACGGTTTTGTGTACAGACAAGAGCAGGGTAACGATTTTGATGGTACAGCTATAAACGCTAGATACAGAAGTCCTGATCTTACTTTAAACGATCCGGGTATAAGAAAAAATATGCAAAGAGTGATTGTAAACTTTTCACCTGAATCATCTATAGATGCAGATTTATTTCTTCGATATGATTACGAAGCTAAAGAATCTGCAAGACCTGCAGCCTATCCTTTAGACTCAGCAGACGTAGCTGCAATATACGGAACATCAACGTATGGTTTAACATCAACAACAAAAGGAACTTATGGTGGTTCATCACAACCTTTATTTAGACAACCTGTAGAAGGATCTGGTTTCGCAGTAGCACTAAGGGTAAACGATGGGGGAGTAACTGCACCTTATTCACTAAAAGGATTTCAGTTAGAATATCAATTAGGAGCAAGAAGATAAATGGGAGATACATACACTAGACAGTCTTCATACACTGACGGAGACGTAATAACTGCAGCTCATACCAATGATGAGTTCAACCAGTTACTAGCAGCCTTTCAAGCAAGCACAGGACACACTCACGATGGCACAGCCAACGAGGGTGGCCCTATAACAAAACTGCTAGGCAACACTCTTACGTTTGGTGCAGGGACAGCAGGAACAGATATAACAATAACCTTTGATGGTGAAACATCAGACGGTGTACTAAAATGGATGGAAGATGAAGACTACTTTGAGTTTAGTGACGACATACTTATCGCTTCTACAGAGAAGCTACAATTTAGAGATACAGCAATATACATCAATTCCAGTGCAGATGGACAATTAGATCTCGTTGCAGACACAGAAATACAAATCGCTGCAACAACCATAGACATAAATGGTAACGTAGATATATCAGGAACATTGACAATAGGCAGTGCAGGCATATCTGAAGCAGAACTTGAGATACTGGATGGTGCTACAGTGACAACTGCAGAACTGAATATACTAGATGGTGTAACTGCAACCACTGCAGAACTTAACATATTAGATGGTGTAACATCTACTGCAGCCGAACTCAACATCTTAGATGGCGTAACATCTACTGCTGCAGAATTAAATATATTAGATGGAGTAACTTCTACTGCGGCTGAACTTAATATATTAGATGGAGTAACATCTACTGCCACAGAGTTAAATTTAGTTGATGGATCAAGTGCAGGAACAATTGTAAACAGTAAAGCAGTTGTGTACGGCTCTAGTGGAGAGGTAAATGCTACAACATTACAAATAGCAGGCACATCAATCACATCTACTGCAACAGAATTAAACATACTTGATGGCGTGACATCTACTGCAGCCGAGTTAAATATTTTAGATGGCGTGACATCTACTACTGCAGAGCTTAATATATTAGACGGAGTAACGTCTACTGCGAGTGAAATTAATTTACTCGATGGATCAAACAAATCAACTTCATCTATTACCATTGCCGACAGTGATGCCTTTATTATAATAGATGGCAATACAACCAAACAAATACCTGCTTCTGACATAACCACATACATTTCAGCGGCCGATATTAGTGGAGTGGCTGCAGGTGTAGGTCTTAGTGGAGGTGGCACATCAGGTGATGTAACTCTTACTCTTGATTTTTCTGAATTAAGTGATGTTACTCCTGCAAATGGTGATAAACTTGCTACACTAGACTCTGATGGATCTACAGAACAATTAACAACCGTAGCGTCTCTTGCTACGTTGTTTGCAGGCACAGGTCTATCTGCATCTAGTTCTGTAATTAGTATTGATGCAGCCCAAACAGGTATAACCAGTTTACTTGCAACAGACATCAAGATAGGTGAAGACGATCAAACAAAAATAGATTTTGAGACTGCTGACGAGATACATTTTTATGCAGCTAATGCAGAACAAGTATTCGTTGCAGATGGGGTCTTTGGGCCGCAAACAGATAGTGACGTAGATTTAGGTACAACTGGTGTTAGATTTAAAGATGCTTTCGTAGATTCACTCACTGTTACAGGTGATATTTCTGTAGGTGACGATCTTACAGTCGAGGGTGGAGTTATTGATCTTAAAAACACTGGATCACAATCAGAACTTAGATTGTATTGTGAGTCTAGTAACGCACACTACGCTGCACTTAAAGCTCCTGCTCACAGTGATTTTTCTGGTAACACTGCATTAACTTTACCTGCTGTTACAGATACACTTGTAGGACTTGCAGCAACTCAAACTCTAACAAACAAAACTTTAACAAGTCCGAAGATAAATGAGAATGTAGCAGTGACTGCAACTGCAACAGAGATAAACCTTTTGGATGGCGTTACAGCAACAACTTCTGAATTAAACATACTAGA